TGATGTGTCTGGAGGACCTAAAGCTGCAGCGTTACGTATGGGGGCTGCATTGAGTACATACATGTTGATACAGAATCAATGGAACAAGCAATTTGAGTTTAATGGAACCCCATTGTATTACGACATACCTTCTTATATCCGATATAATTCCTTGATATTTATGTTGCCTCCTGATAAAGATGAGAATGGGGATGTTATTATAGACCCTGCTACAGGAAGACCGAAGCTTAATTATATTGTTGCACCTCACAAGTTACGTGAATGGAATATGTTATTTCAGACTGCTACGTATATTGATGAGGCTACTGATGAAGATGTACCTATGGATAAAGCGAAGTTTTTTAAGGAGTTAGGTAAAAGTACAAGTCCTTTAGATATAGAAAATATAATTCCTTTACCAGAGGCAGTTAATGTAGCTTGGGAAGAGCTTAGTGGTCGAGATCGTTATTTCGACAGAGATATAGTTGATCCTGATTTACAGGAGTTACCTCCAGAAGATCAGTATAGCAAGTATACATCTAAAACGGCTAGGAACTTAGCTGGTGCTATTGATGATGTATTGCCTGATGGGTTACCAGTACCTGAGTTTTTTGAAGAATTGGTTACTAGTCCTCAGAGGTTAGAGCATTTATATGAGAACATATTTGGAACTATTGGTAGAGAGTCTTTAAATGCGTCAGATCATGTTATAGATATTTTTAGGTCGTTAAGAGGCATTGAACCTAGGGCCATGCAGCAGAATGTTGCTGAATTCAGGGATACTATGACTCCAACTGAACGTAAGGAGTTTATAGCTTCTTTGTCAGAAGAGGATTATGCTGAATTTCGGAAGGAAATGAAAGAAGCTGAATCAACCACTCCTATTTATGATGCTTTAAAACGATCTTATTATCCACAAAGAGGTGGTGGTTTAAGGGAATTGGCTAGGTCTGAGACTCAAAAGGCTTTTCCTGATATAGATCAGGATGCTACCTATAAGGCAGGCAAGCAGGCTGCTAAGGACAGGCAGGCTATTAAATTCAAACAGGACAAAGATGATGATGAGTTATCTTTATTTGTCTCTAAGGGTAGGGGTAATGGAATGACTCCTAAAGAATGGATAGAAAGCCGTTCTGCTAACTGGGCTCTTTATAGGCATGATATTGATCGCCTTTCAGAGGAATATCCAGGTTCTATTTATGCACAGCCTAAAGAGGCTAGAGAGGCTTATTATCAGTCTATAAATACAATAGCTGGTAATGTTGCTGATATGCGAGATGCTGCTGATGTTGCTCTTGCTGGTTATTATGCTATCGAGCCACCTAGTGATGATCCTACTAATGTTGAATGGGGTAAGTATTTCACGGCTTTAGATGAGTATGTTGATGCTCTTAGGGTTTCTTCTGAGGCAAAGGGTGATGAGGTTTATACTAATTTCATGAGACGAAGAGAAGCTAATGATTCCGACACTGTTAAGAGTTATTATCAGGCAAGGAGATTAATGTCTACTTATTGGAATGTTGGTAGAGATGTTATGGAGTTGTATCCTGGGTTACAACAAGGTGCTGATCGATTTCAGTCTATGTGGGATGAGTATTTGAATGCAGATAGTATAACTAAGTCTAGACTCAGGGAGGCTAATCGTTACATCAAAACTATGGTTAATAGGCGTAATGTTATGAGGAGAAACATGATTATACAGGATGCTTTAGCTAATGATGGCAAGGCTATTCTTGAAACTACGTTGATTTTTTGGCATGGTGAGGATTATTATAGAAGTCCTATAACTAGAGAAGGTAGGGCTTATTATTCTAAGATGTATGAATAAATTTATTGTATAATAGTAATAGCAAATTATAAAAGTAGAGGTACATAATGGTAAATAAGGCAGAACAACCAGAACAACAACCTATAGAAAATCCTATTAATACTACTGTGGATGTCACTGATCAGTTTAATGATGTGGATACACCACCTGAGGGTAGTAATAGTGTGTCTGAGGCAGATGCATCGTCATCTACCGAGCCAGACACTGCATCTACATCAGAAGGTACTGAACAGCCTTCTGTTGAGCCACCTCCTCCTGCTGCTGAGGCTCCTGTAGCACAACCTCCAGTTGATGATTTGGAGAAGCGAATACAGGAAATTGAACAACAGAATATTCAATATAGAGCACAGCAACAGCAGGCAGAGTTGATTCAACAAAAGGAATCTTATCGTACTCAATTAGAGGGTTCTGGCTATTTGCCAGAACAGGCTACTCAATTAGCTGAAGATTGGGCTGCTACCCAGAGTAACATGTCGAAAATTCAGCAAGAAGGGCTGCAAAGGGAAAGATTTTTACAAGGTCAAGCCAATGCAGCAGAACATTTTGCTAAAACATATAGTCTGCAATTAGCAGACTTATCTGAGTTGCGTAAACACACCACTCCTGAGAGCATGGAAGAAGCTGCGAAACGCATGAAGTCTGATAGAGACAAGGATGCAGAAATAGCAGAGCTGAGGGCAAAGCTAGTTCCTTCGCAGAGTTTTGATGATAATCAAAGTACTCCTGCTGCTTCTAATGACCAGGATAGGTGGCTTGACAGGTACAATCAAGGAGATCGTTCCGAGCAAGCATCGGCAGCAGCACGAAGGGCTGCTGGTTTAGGTTGATAAAAACAATTTAAATAATAACAAGTGAGGTAAATTATGGCACAGACAGCCACAACTGGGAATTTAGAAAATGCCCAGAAAATAATAATTAGTTCTGCTCGATACACAGAAGAGCATAACGCACCAGCTTTAGCCCTTATAGAACAATTTAGTTTGCCTAAAGGTGCAAAGCAGGTAACAGTTCCTAAAGTAGGACAAATGTCAATGTCTGACTTACAAGATGGTCAAGACATTGTTGATGAAGAAGATATTGGGATGACTACTGTTGACTTAACTGCATCAGAAGTTGGAGCTAAAGTTATATTAACTGACAAGTTAGTACGACAAGCAGCCGATAATGTCTTCTCAATGATTGGTAGACAGCTTGGTGATGGTATGGCACGAAAGAAAGATTCAGATGTTATTGCTTTGTATTCTGCTCTTAACGGAGGCACAGATTTGAGTGCTGATGGTAGAGAGATGACTACTGCAAACGTACATGCAATTATTTCTCAGGCTAAAGCTAAGAAGTTTGGTTCTCAGGTGTATATAGTTCACCACCCAAATGCTATAGCTACATTGTCTAAGCAATCTGCTACTACAGCAGACACAGCAGCAGCAGCAGGACTTACCAGTGGATGGAGTGTTGATTTACTCCAGAACTTCTATAGTGGATTACGACCTATAAATGGTATTTCCATATTTGAAGATGGTAACATAGCTAAAGTATCTGGTGTTGATTCTGGTGTTGGTGTAATTGCTGACAAAAGTGCGTTGGCTGCTTTAACCAGTGTAGATACTAGAACTGAAAGACAGAGAGACGCATCACTTAGGGCCACTGAAGTTGTAATGACAGCAGACTATGGGGTTTTTGAATTAGATGACTCCAGGGGTGCTCCAGTTACATTTGAAATTGGTGACCTTGCAACATCTTAATGGGAGCATAAAATGGCAGGTATAACAGAACGGAATAAACAGAAAATAGAGTTAGTCAATAGTGGCTTCTCTTTGAAATACATAGACGAATGGCAAGCTAAGACAGTTTTATACAGGCACAAAGCCAGTTTAAATGTTGAAGGTGAAGTCGTTAGGGGTGTAGGTACTGCCCTTACAGGTGTACCTGGTAATCCAGATTATGTATTGAGAAAAGCTAAGATGGGTCTATTTCCTTGGAAGCCTAGTTCTGAATGTGACTGCCAATGGTGTGCTGAGTCTTTTAAACAGGATGACGAAAAGCCAGAGATGGTTCAGGAATCTTGTAACATATGTGGGATTGTTGTTGAAGCTAAGGCTAAACCTGGTCTTATTTCAAAGCTAAAAGCACATAAGTCGAAGACTCATCCGTAAAATAATAGCTTAATAGGGTTCTGGAGGCTGTAACGATCTACGTGGCTTCCAGAACTCTTAACTAAATAACGGAGATCACTGGGTATATAAGAAACCAGTAAAATTAAATAACCTTAAAAGGAGGTTCGAAATGGCATTTCCAGATTATGTAACAGGATTAGCTGGATGGGAAAAGCAAACTACTTCTGGCAAGAAGCACCCTCTTGGAACCAAGATGGTCATAAGAGATAGAACATTTAGGTATGTAGAGGCTGCTGGAACAGAAATAGGTGAAGGGCTCTTAGTTTCTCAGCAAACTGCTGTGACTACACAGGATGATGACCTTGCAGTAGCAACTACTTCTGCTGGGGCATTAAGTGTAGATGTAACAATTGGGGGCACTAACGCTTTAGAGAAGAATGAATATCAAGATGGATACTTGTTTAACAATACTGCTGCTGGTACAGCAGCTTTAATGTACAGAATTAAGTCACATCTTTCTGCCCTTGCAAGTGGTACAGTAACTATTAACCTTGATGAACCAGATGGACTTGTGAATGCGTTTACAAATGGCACAGACGTTGTTGGTTTGATAGGAAGTCCTTGGAAGGATGTTGTTGTGGCTCCATCTACTGTAACAGGTATGACTGTTGGTTTGACTTGTAACACTATTGCTGCAAGTTACTATGGATGGGTTCAGACAGCAGGGCCAGCATTAGCTAAGATAGATGCTGCTTCTACAACAGCAGTTGGATCAGCGTTAATGGCTGGAACAAACCATCCTGGGCAAATGGAACTTTTGACTTATGAAGACGAGGCTTATAGGGCA